GATGAAGCACGAGCAGCTATATACGTGAACGAGACAGACCAGTACGGTTGGTTACCAATGCAAAAGCTTATAGCTTTTGATGCAGCTGAATATGCTGCTAACCCAGACCTGTACATGTCTATCAAATCGAAGAACAAAGGGGCTGACTACGCTGGACGCTCAAGGACTCCCTTTGGTACCGGCTTTGACACTGGCTATGCGAACATGGCTAAGAGTCTTAATACATTTGGGCAGGCTTTATCTAATAGGTTTGGAGCTGAGATCATGGAGGCAGAGTTTGCTGCTTCTGCTTCAGTTAACCAACAGTACATTGAGGGTCTTCCAACTGTTAAGATGGATGTCACTGAGATTGACTGGACTTCCTTTGATGAAGTCACCACAGGTATGAAGGGTATGCTTGGTTCGTCTATCCCATTCATGGGTGCGACTATGCTAGGTATGGCAGCTGCACCAGTAACCTATGGTACGTCTATGGCACTGCCTATGTCTATGTACACAGGTATGACATTGGATTCTATGGAAGGTAACATCGAAGATAAGAACCTTGCAGTGGCTATGGTAGCTGGTGCTGCTATGACTTACTTAGATAAGATAGGCCTTAAGGGTCTTGTAAGTCCTTCCATGATGATCACTAAGGAAGGCCGTGAGGAAGCTATCAAAGCTATCGCTAAGTCTGACGAGTTCAAACACCTAGCACCTGAAGCAGCCAGAAAGGCAGCATCAAAGAGGTTACTCCAAGTATCCAAGAAGCAACTGTTGACTTACGTTGATGATGCTAAAGCCTTTGGTGCTAACCAAATACTTAAGGGTCACTTGTTCAGAGAGAGTGTGAAGGGTCTTGCAAAAGCTACCGGAGGCGAGGGTGTCACGGAAGCTATGCAGGAACTAACAGAGTACACTGCATCTGTTATAGGCTCAGAGAAAGAATGGGATTATGACGAGATCCAGAACCGTATGACTAATGCTATTGTAGCTGGTGGTCTTATGGGTGCTGGGTTTGCTGCTCCCGGAGTTGCTTACCAGATAGGTGATTGGAAAGCTGCTGCTGATCTTGAGAGTGACAGTGACAATAGATTCGACAACGTCAACACACACTTCCGTAAGGAAGAGGAAGCTGAGTTCGGGTATGTGAGATCAACAGATGAACTTGCTGCAGAGAACCACGGTGGTGATAAGGTTGGGTCTGGATTCACGTACAGATCAGAACCAGAAGATGTTATGGGTGCTCTTGCAGACGCACACGAAGCCCCGAGTACTACACTGGAACACATCAAAGCTTTCACAATGAATCCTATGGTAGCCCTTAAAGGTTCACTGGCACAGGCATTCTCAGCAGCCAAGGGTAAGTCAAAGACTCTTGTCAAGATAGCTGACATGCTAGGCTCAGTACGTCATAAGGTATTCAGTGGCCCGGGTATGATACAGGAACAGCAACTAACAGTAGCTGCCTACAACTCTATACTGAGGGATCAGGAGTCTATTGAAGCTTCCTTTGATGTACCTTTAGGTAAGAGTTCTCTGGGTCGTTCAGACTATGTCAGTACATTAACTACTAAGTTCTACAGGGAAGTGATTGAGCCATCCACTGACGCTAACAAGCCGTTTGATTGGAACAATGCATCACCTGAAGTTAAAGCTAATAAAGAAGCACTCCTTAAGTTACACACTGAGTTCACCACGTTAAGTGAGAGACTCCTTAATGATAACAACAAGGCTAAGGCTTACGACAATGAGAAACCAACTGAGCGTCTTGCTAACTGGGCTTATCGTCATAAGGGTTTCAGGACAGAGTACATAGCCAGCAACAAGGATGCCTTTGTTAAAGCATTGGTATCCTCATATGGTATGTCCCAGTCTGATGCTGTTAACCTTACTGAGGCTATCGTGAATACTGAAGGTGTTGCTACACTTGGTGAAGCATTTGATATCACAAAAGGTGGAGTCTCTCCATCTTCACAGAAGATACGTCAGATGCATATCTCAGACCGACCTGAGTTTGATAAGTTCTTAGAGCAGAACATCTTCAAGAACATGGGTGATGCTTCTCGTGAGGCTGCAAGGTTCCAAGCACATCGTAAGTTCATAGGTAAGGACTCCAAGTATCTTAATAAGATGATGGGTGACGTACGTACTGAACTACTTGAGACTATGTCTCCTGAGGCTGCTGAGAAGATGTTGAAGAAGATCGCATATGATCTACGTAACGTACTCAATGCAGAGTCTGGTAACTACAAGCGGATAAACAATGAGACTGTTAAGCAGGGTCAGAAGTACTTGACACTATTGACAACACTTCAGGGTTTGTCTAACGCTGCATTCTCTTCTATGCCAGAGATGGCTATGATTCCTATGGGAGTCTCAAGAGATGTTCTTGTACAGAACTCAGCAACACAGGGTTACCTCTTTGGTAGTGCTGTTGGTGCATGGATGCGTAACCTAGCTGTAACGGCAAGGGTTGCAAAGCCTCGTGAGAGTCTTGAAACATTCCTTGATAAGAAGATAGCAAGTGTGAGGTCACGAGGTGAGGCAGATCCTCGCTATGTGTACTATACAAACATGAAGACCATGCTGAAGGAGACTGGCTTTAAGTCTCAAGAGACCGGAGCTGCAACCACAACAGGTGTACAGGAAACTAACGAGATGACTCGTGGTGTGACTGATGCATTCTTCAAGGCTAACTTCTTACACGATCAACAAGACATGCACCGTATGATGCGACTGTCGTTCTTTAACGACTTCCTCATAGAGAAGCTTGACTTGATTGAATCTAAGATGGGTCAGCCGGATACCGTGGGTGTTTCTGAAGCTAAGCATATGCTGAGGGAACTTGGTATATCACTACACAACATAGGCCCTATAGCTAACAAGCTTAAGGCTGGTGGAACATTGACAGCTGATGAATCCATCATATACAAACGTGAGTTCCTTAACGGAGCTGCTAACTTTGTCAACCAAGCAATACCCCTACCTAATGCACTAAACAGACCACTGTTCTACAGTGACCCTCGCTTTGCATTACTTACCCAGTTCAATGGTTTCACATCTACATTCACAGCTAACCAGCTGCCTATGTTGTGGGATCAGGTGAAAGGTAAGAGTTCTAAGGGTTTAACTTATGGAACCTTTGCAGCTATGGGTAGTATGCTTGCATTAGCATTCATCTCCCAAGGTATCAAAGATGAACTTAAGTATGGTGAATCATCGCCCTACCTAACTGACGCACAGAAGATTCAAAGAGCTGTGTACTCAAGTGGGTTATTAGGAACCACAGAGCGGGTAATCGGGAGTAACTTACTCTTCCCTCTGTATGGAAGTAGCAGTCATGGTCCGGGTGAGTTCGTCTGGGACAACATTGCAGGTGAAGCTGCAGCTACAGGTACTGTTGGTCGTGGATATGGAATGATATCTGGGGCAATAGAGAGTGATGGTGATAAGTTTATGAAGAACTTCTACGGAAGCTTACCTTTCATTGCATCGTACAAGCATAGGATTATAAATTATCAGTGGGGAAAGGAGGAGTAGCCAATGGCTAAGAGTAATTTTACATCAGGAAAAGTAACAACAGATGAAGCAGCAGCGGATTCAAGGGAAGTAGCACTCAGTGTTATCATGGACGGCTTAGACTTACCTAATGATGGTCAGCAATTGCCAGCTATCGTAGAGCCTGAAGCTAGGGACCCTTACACTACATCACTAGATGTAACACCCACTGTAGGTCAGATAGCAATGGAGGCTGAGGCAGATACTGCTGAGGTCTCTGCAGCCAAAGAGGAACAACAGAAGGACATTGAAGCTTCTCAGGCATTACAGCAGCTGCATGGCACAAGCCTTGGCGACTTCGGACCTAAGGATATTTATAACATTGCTGGACCTGATGCAGCCCCTTACCTTATATGGGCTGTCAAGCGACTGCAAAGGACAGACTCCCTTAGTATTCCTTTTGATGAAGCTAAGAAGATGGAATCAGTTAAGAGCATGATGGGTGTTGAAAGTGCACCTGCTCAAGATGTCTCTGCACTTGATGATGAACTAGACATGCGTGTTTACGTTGACAAGGAACATAAGAAGCCACTCAACTCTGCGGAACTCTTTGGGCATATGAATGCTGTCAGGTTCACAGGAGACAGCAGGGTAATGGAAGTCCTTCCGGATCTCCAGATACTTGGCATGACTTTGATGGAATCTATACTAAGCAAGCAGACTGAAGATGAATCTATGATTCCTCAGGATCTGATTGATAACTTCAGCAAGGACGACATCTCTGATATAGCTGGTCTGTCACCTACCGACTTACAGTCTGGTGTCTCTGAGGCACAGATTGGTCGTACCTTATCTCAGGAATGGTTGAAGCTGCAACAAGTACGTGACCAAGGTATGGACACTGTGCCTGATGCGCACCTCGATCCAACTAATGAGTTGACCAAAGAAGCTTATGAGAAGTTAGGTATGTGGGCTAAGCAGATATACTCACTGGGTAATCCTATGATGTATCAATCTGTTCAAGTGCAGACTGGTAATGGTAAGACTCGTGGTGAGTACCTCATTACCCCGTTAGGTCGTAAGATGTTGGAGAATACTAAGAAGGATCTCATGCCACCTAAGGTGTATGCAAGACCTCAGGTGACCAATGATCCAAAGCCTACAACTAAGTACTCAAAGACTAAGGAGAAGACTGGTAAGCACTACGAGGATCCTAAGCAGCGTGGTAAGCGTACCCCAGAGGTTGAGGTACGTGAGAACGTATCTAAGGTTCGTCATGTGATCTCTGCTGCACGACTCAAGTCTGGTTTATTCATGAGCCTTATGGGTATGAAAGCCGCTGCTGAGATGACGATGACTGATGGTGTTATCAAAGTTAAAGGTAAGGCTGCTGAGATGCTTGGTATAGGTCAGAAAGCTGCTGATAAGATTAACAATGCATCTCGCAATGCTATCTACAGAGCTGACATACTTATGCTGGAGGCCTCTGGTCTCAATCCAAACCACCCTAAGGTTGCACAGTTGACAGAGAAAGCAGAGATCCTAAGATCCTTTGCTGCTGAAGCTGCCACACCATCGTGGAAGAAGAGGATGTATGAGCGTAAGGCTGCACAGGCTCTTGAGATGTTGCAGGATATTGCAGAGTTCAGGAATGATCCAATCAGCTTCACCAACTATATACAGACTGGTACTTCTCGTCTGGGCTATAGCGCACAGAAGATGAACATGCAGACTCATAAGCTAGCCAGACAGTTGTACGGGAGTGGTACTCAGTATCAGATCAAACCCGGAAGCAACTCTAATGCTGAGTACGCTATGATTGTAACTTGGGGTTCACACTTGTTTGCTGAACACAACCTTGTACCTGAGCAGATGATTCGTAACATGCGTAAGCGCATAGCTATGAAAGATGACAAGCTCATGTCTATCGCAAGTGTTGGTCGTAAGCTTAAGGGTATCCTTGATAACTACAATGTTGATGCTACAGCTAATGCACTATTGCAGATGGAACAAGCTGACAATCAGATCAAAGGTGTTGGTGGCGTTATGGCTACAGTTGGTGAGTTCCAAGCTGACTCTGAAGTTACTCGGTTTATGGAAGAAGCATTTGAGCACCCTAATGAAACCATTAACTTGATTGAAGAAGCTATTGAGCTTGGTCGTTACATGGATGCAGTTGAACGTGGTGGAAGCTTTGCTTCTTCTATGCGACCTGTTGAAGTGGATGGTATATCTAACGGACTTGCCAGTATGACAACTCAGCTAGGCTTAACTGATGTCATGTACCGCATTGGAGTACTACGTCAGGATCCCTCAAAGGTTCTTGCTATGTACGATGGGGTTGAAGGTAACCTACGTGCTGTACTTGCAGATAGTATGAACAAGACACTACCACATCTCGTGGACTCTATGGAGTTCAGGAATGAGTTCGGTATGACTATCGAAGACTTACCTCAGATTGAGGACATCCTTGCTCTTGCTATTGCACAATCAGATGAGTTCTTGAAGCCACCTCTTATGACACTACCTTATGGGCAGTCGATCAAAAGTATGTTATCAGCTATGATGAATACAGTTACAGCCTCTAAAGGTTTGACTGATATGGCTGCTGATATGGATGGTGGTGTACCCAAGATGTCTCGTATGCTTCATGTGATACTTGCACATAACCTTGAGGAAACTCTGGGTTCTGCTGTTAATACATTTAGTAAGAGCCTTAAGGGTGTGACTGATCTTGCTATGCTTGCTGATGAACCATTGAGATTCAAGAAACCAACTGGTACTTGGACATCTATCAACACAGTAGACTACGTACCTCAAGACGGTGCCCCTGTTATCTCTCAGATCCGTGAGAAGTATGTGAAGCCTGTCGGTGAGTACGTGTATGGTGACCCTAGTAAGGCTAACCCATCTGTACTTGGCAACACTCGTATCACAAGGAACAAGTATCAAGCCTCCAGCGCAGAGTTAGGTGCACTAGGTAAGACTGCTGACGGTGGCTATAAAGCTTCACAGAGCATCCTACCTCAGGCTATCATCAGTAATGATGGTGCTGCTATTGCTAACGCATTGTCGGGGGTTAACTATCGTAATCTACAGCGTGACTCTGGTTCAGAGACTCCATATGTAACTACTATTTATGATGCTATCATTGGTGACCTTGGTTCTTTCAAACCTCTTGTTGATACTGTTAACAAAGCTTGGGTTGATGTGACACTTAAGTATGACTTGATGACCGAGATGGCTGAAGGTGCTAACAACGCATACAAGCGTGGTGCCACTAAGCTTAACACGATGGCTAAGCAGGATCCTAAGGGTCTTGTAAGCAACGCTGCTCAAGCTCAGTTCATGATTGAGAAATCGTACTGGTTGTTACCTCGTAATGGTAGTACTGATCCACTAAGTTCTGAGCAGAAGATGGTTCTTAGTATCCTCAGGGATACCACTGACCGCTTTGAGGCTCTGTCTAAGAAGGAGAAGCGTAACTTACCCACACAGGGTCACATGGTGACTAACCTACAGGCTCGTGAGTTGTTCAAAGTACTAACACCTAGTATGAAGTACAGTCTCCAGAGTATGTACAATGTAGCTAATGAGGCTAAGGATCGCAGGGCAAAGCTCAGTAAGATACTAGGTAACAACCCAGTGTTCCAGTATCACATGGATGCACTCAAGTCATTTGACTTTAACTAATAACAATAGATAATAAAAAAAGAAGCCCCACCAGAGTCCAATTAAGGATTCCAATGGGGCATTACCCTCAGGTATACATTACGTATACTTGGGGGTTATTTTATTGCTTGTCTGCAAGTGCACTGATCACTGTGTTACGACCTGCAGTTCGCTGTGCCTCTGCATGAGCCATAGCTTCTTCTTCTGACAGACCCTCAGCAACTGCACCTGAGTAGTTCTGTTCCCAGACCTTACTCAAGATTGCTTCGTTGATCTCCGGTGTGTACGCAAGGGATGGGTCAAGATTAAACATCTCAACGTACTCCATGTCGTCAATACCGGGTACTATATTGTGTGATACTTTATCATTACTCATCTTTTACAAACACTCCATCTACCATACGACCTGTGCGTACAGCTATTTTATTATATGCTTCGTCCATACACTCTGTGAGTGACAGACCCCAAAGGTTTGCCTGAACTGTCAGGGTGACTAACACATCACCAAGTTCATCACGTACCTTATCAATGTCCTTAGAGTACACTGCTTCCATGAACTCCACAGACTCCTCTTCAAACTTACCTAGTTGTTTCAACTTACGTTCCCTCAGGTCATGATCACCAACGAGATCCCCAAGGATACCTTTGATGTGAGCCCAGTCAACTACCTTCTCTTCTAGTTCTTCAAATATGTTATACATTATTCTTTGTCCTCGTCATAGATAGCTGTCTCTGCAATAGACAGGAAGACAAAGTTAGAAGATGCTTGTAAGCACCCCAGCATTGCCACGTTGGTCATCTCACCATTGTACTTGGCTATTAGTTCATTCAATTCTTGTAGCATATTGTTCTCCGCCACATACTTGTCTGGGAATTGTGTTACGTTGTTCATATAGTTTCCTTAACAAAAGAAGTAATCAGACGACAGGATCTCAGATATATCTAAGGCCCCCAGCTCTGGTTGTTTAAGTGTATAACCCTCTCGGGTCTCTAGGAGCATGTTCTCTATTACTGTGAAGAAGTTCTCACTGTTGTAGATCATAGCGAACTGCCACTTGGTGTGGTCTATTAGTTTATTCACATCACATGCATGAGTCGAGAATGAATCATGTATAGCACCGAAGTCTCCATTAAAGCTCTGGATAACTTTAGCCATGTGAGCTGCGTCCATTGAGTGAACGAAGTTAGGGCTACATCCAGATGCAAAGGATCTCCTGCATGGTATCAAGTCACCGTTTGGTGTGATGTATGGTACCTTAATGCTGTGACCTATCTGACCTAGTCCACGTATGGTGCTTCTGACAGTGATGTTCTTCTGACGCCACACTTCATATAACACTGGGAATCCCGAGGGAGTTGTCCATTGTGTACATGTCTCACCTGTTGAGAGTATGTGGTCTGTCATCTTCTGAATAAACTTCATGGTCTTTAAGGGACCTACGCAGGTGTCATTGATTGCCAGTATCAGTTGCTTTGAAAGAGGGGTACAGTCATCTTCTGTGATATTGTACTTCTTGTCATAGCCTTCTACCTTGCAGTCATAGTACATGTTAGCACCAATCTTCTTCTGACCTGCTGAGTATGCCCTTGTCATAGAACCACGCTTTGCTATACCTTTACGGATAGCTTTCATTGGTATCTTCCGTTCATTAAACCAGTCAGGCATCCTGTCTATTAGACGCTTGGCAACTTGGACATAGAAGTCCTTCTGTATCTCACTTGGTACAAGAGACACCAGTTCACCAGCTTGTTTGTCTTTAGATATAGCTGCCAGATGTTGCCATCCATTGTTACTCCCATCAACAGGTATAGGTAATCGACTCATATGTACAGTACGATTAGCCCTAGCTTTGTTATACCCACTGACGTCCAAGCAACATGCAAGGAAACTAACGGGCTTTTCTGCTTCTGTTCTGAAGCTCTGTCCATCCGCTAATTGGTTGATCCAGTCGAGGTTGTTTAGGGTCCACAGTTCTCTGTCCTTTAATGTCATCTTGTCCACGGATATAGTAGATAGCCCTTCGTCTTGCAGATAGGTTTGATAGTCCGCTGTTGCCCATGTTGGTAGTTCCTCTATTTCATATGATTGGTTATAAGAACAAGCTGTATGTATGCACAACCACCGGTACCCTGCAGTATCCATAGCCTTAGAATCTGCAAACTCAAAGAGTCCTTTAGATACATCAGACCCTTGGAAGTTCAAGAAGGGTTCGGTGTAGTACACACGACCTCGGTAGTCACACTCAACCATTTGGTAGAAGTCGTTAGACCCTACCGCATGTATCTTTGCAATGACAAACTTCATCTCAATAGCCTTTGACTTAGCTTTGATTGACTGGTCCTCAAGATCTATGAACAATCCGAGGTTAGTCTCCAAGGCTTTAGCCAATGTACTGTTGAGTTTCCAAGGGGTTTGTTGTAGCTTGTTAAGAGCAGTGATAAATGGTGCTCCTATAAGCTGCTTAAAGTCCTCCTCTGAACTCATTCGCTTTATGTATGGACGTTTGGTGAACTCATTACGTAAGGATGTGATGTCCTTAGGTGGTGTGAAGGAGGTACCAATCAGTGTCTCCCTCTCGTACTCCGGTGGGAGGTCTCCAAGCTCCGACCATGTGTCCATCAGTTGAATTATGTAAGGTGCTCTGTACCCTGAGTACTCTCTTTCAATGTGTATATAACCCAGTTGAAGGAATGCTTCTAAGTATAGATCACCAACAGCTAAGATCTCCTGATGGTTAGTGTTTAGTACACCTAAAGCAGACAGCACCTGTAAGCCTATTACAGTCGATGTGACGGTTAGTTTAAAGGGTGCTGACGTTGACCTTCGGGACTTCTGATAAGCTGCCACAGCCCCTGCTACGGCCCTTACAGTGAGCTTCTCGTACGTGTAACCATATGGGATCATTGAAGACACCAATCTGGCTCCCTCAGGGGGTCTACCACGGAAGGTATTACCCTCACATCTCTCCTTTATATAAGCAGTTATCAGCTCTACACCAAGGGAGTTATCCAGTGTAGTCGAGGAAGTCCTCTTGTCCTTTGAGTCTTCCAGTTCCTGTGTCATAGTATGCTGAGCCACAGTCTCCAGTGCGTCCTGTAAATCTGGACTTAAGTACTCTGAGTTTGATTGTATTCCGTTCATCTTCATCTTCTGCCACTAAGTTGCGTGAGAATGTAATTATATCAAAGCTGATCTGTTTGATCGAGCCTGAACCCTTTATGTCATCTATCGAGGATAGGTAACCCTCTTCAAATGATTTACCATTCTGAGACTTCCTCAGGTGACTGATTAAACCTAACCATACATTATGTTTCTTAACCACCTTGAGTAGGTCAGACATAATTGCATCGATAGCTTCGTTACCAGTCTTACCTCCGGCTCCTTCAGATACTGCTATTGTTATATGATCTAAGATGATGTACTCACAACCTAACAGACACAAGTTCTCGATCTGGTCGATTAGACTGGAGTCAGAGACTGCACCGTTGTGGTCAAGTAGTATCAACCTTTCATTACCAAAGACTTTCTCGTAAGCTTTACGTTCTTGCTCAGGAGTAGGATCCTTAGGTGCAAACATCTTAATGAACTTCTCTGCAGAATCCCCTATGGACTCCTCGAGAGATACCATACCAATGCTGTCTTCGGTCTGTTCCTCGATCTCCAATACAATCTCTTTGATCATAGTTGATTTACCTGAGCCAGTACCTGAGGTGAACAACACTATCTCACCCTTACGCATACCGTCAAGCTTATCATTGAGTCCTTGGAGACACTTAGGGTATGGCACTGACTGCACATCCTTACGTGCAATGTATGCATCCCAGATAGCTTCACCTCGTACAATAGAGGCAGGGGTATACTTACGTGCATTGAAGACAGCAGACATGATTTCTTCAGGAGTAGAGTCACATGGGTCATTAGCACTCAGCGTGGCTACCAATGTCTTATCCCAACCAATGATCTTAGCTGCTTCACCTACTGCTTTCTCACCAGCCTCATCTTGATCGAACATCAGTATGACTTCGTTAAACGACCTCAACCATTCTCTGTTAGCCACAAGGATCTTCATGTTACTTGAGGATGGCAGGGATACCACAGGGTACGTACGCTTATACTTGTTAAGCATAGACTGCTGTACCGCTATTGCATCCAGTTCACCTTCAGTTATGATTACCTTCAAGCCACCCGGCTGGAACTTAGACTGACCAAACAGCTCAAGATCCTTATGCTTCAACTCACCAACTACTCGGAACTCTTTTGGTAGTGTACGCTTCTTACATGCTACTACTTTACCTTTAACTGTATAGGGGTAGTAGTGTGTAGTGATAGCTCCAGAGGCATCATAAGCCACCTTCATATCATACACTGCACATGCTGTCTTGGTTAGGTTACGTTCACGAACACCTGCTGTGTCGTAGTTACTGATGTCTTGGAGTGATTCGCCACTCATATCATAATCCTGTTGTCGGTTACTTGGGTTAAACTTTGACTTAACTGTGTCATCATATTGGTCTAAGAATGCAGGCTTGTCACATGCAAAGCACTTACCTCGTCCATTGGACCACAGGGCTACTGCATCTGATGACCCACAGTGGTTGCAAGGGTAGTGTTTGGTGAATGATTCAGTCATTAGTTCCACCTGTCTTCTTTATAAGTCTTAGTGTCTAGACGTCTTGTGCTAGCTTTGATCTTGTAATCAAGTCTCTGCTGCTTCTTCTCCTTTGGCTTCGATAAGTACTCTTCCGGTTCTATAGATTTCGTTGAGTCTGTCTTTTGTTTCATCTGATATTGCTTCTTTAGGTATGAATTTAACTGCACCGATCTGACGGTTCAGGTATAAAGGGATCCCTTCGGGACATTTCTCCGTAAGTACATCTAAGTACCATTGAACTTTACATTCTGCTGCTGATAGTCCACCTCTGGTTGCAAACAATTGAATGATCTCGAAGGTAAGCTCAGAGCCACCCTTTATGAGTTCATTAATGTGCTTAGAGGAACTGCTGTACTTCTTCCAATTAGACTCCTTGTCTCGTTTAGTCTTCTTATAAGAGTGGAACTGCTTCTTACCTATGTATCTGATAGGGTTTCCATCAGGTACAGTCACAGTTATAAGGTACACGAATCCGAAGTAATCATCAACCTCGAAGGGTTCTCCATCATAAGACCAGTGTCCTAGTGGATTAGTTGTTATCATCAAACACCTCTTCAATAGTTAATCTCTTAAAACCATTCCAATCCCTACGCATGTACAGCAGGTTCCAACAAGTCTCTAACTTCTCCTTCCACTCACGAGGATGGTGATCACGCCATGCATTAGCAACAGTCTCCAGCATATCTTTTGTCGGTACATCTTTTAATATCTTCTCAGCCTTCTTAGGACCGATACCTTTAAG